AAGTCGTCACCAGTAGCAACAGTGTCTACAGCGTAAGCCGCAATACCTGATGAAGCGTTGACGTAGTAAGAGTTTGCGTGAGTCCAGTCAGAACCGTCTCCGTCACCGAATGACTTACCAAGTGCAAACAAGTCGTTGTCAAGTTGAGTAGCAAGAGCATAACCTGCATCATCAGTGTAGAAACGACGCATTGAGTCAAGAGCCTGAACACCGACGATATCTTCAATCATACGTGAGTATTCAAAGTGCTGGTCAATGCTGATCTGTACTTCTGATTCAGTGTCAGCTTGGATGGTTACTGCAGTGTTCGCCGCCTTAGCTGTGGCAGAACCACGAGTAGGCTTAGGAATGTGCAGAGTGTCACCCTTCTTACCAACCATAGACATCTTGTTGACGATGTTAGCAAGAACGAGGTTCTTCTTGTATGCGGCTACAATTTCATCAGACCAGAGTTCTGGGATGAACGTAGCGGCGGCGGTAGTATTGACAATGGAGGAGGCTCCTCCGGGGAATGCGACTTTAGCCATGATAAGCTCCTAAAATGTTATCTTACACGACCCTCAGCATATGCAGTGCGAATCTCTTCTGCTAATGACATATACCTGTCAGGGTCAGTTTGCATGAGTTTAATGATGTCAGCACGGCGATAAACTTTACGAGATGGAGATTCTGCGCTTCCCTTTGTGTTCCCTGTAGATGCATTCCTAACCGATTTCTTACGAGCTTCTGTTTCTGTATTAGCAGCTTCTGCAACAATATTCTGTCGCTCCTTCCACAAACTCAGTAGCTCATCCGCAGCGTCAAAGTCATATTTTTTGTCAGCGTCGTGAAGAAGCTTGGTCCTTATCTTTGATTTTTCTACCCAGTTTAAAAAGTTCTGGTCAGTTACAATTGTATCAAAGTCTGGATGAACGCTCTTTAGCCGTGACAAAGCCTCTGACTGCCTCATCTGTGCTGTGACAGCTTCGGCTTCTTTAAGCTTCGGGTGGTTAGCAATTGCTTGTTCTACAGCACGTTTAGGATCGTCAAAGAAGTCAATCTCTTCTACCGTACTAGCGTGGGCTTGTTCTTTTTCTGCCAGTTGTGCTTGGACAATAGTGTCAACGGTTTTACGCAACTCACCCACTTCAGAACTTTGCCTGCCCAAAAGCTTTTCAGCTTCTTGATGCATCCTGACAATTTCTTCAAGGCTCTTGCCCCGGTATTTATCAGGTATATCTGATTGTGGTTCTTGTTGAGGTTGTTCCTCTTCAGGAGTCTCATCAAGAGAAGTTGTTTCTTCGCCTTCGACTTCTTCGTCTTCACGCTGATCTATAAATGTTGCCATTATCATTACTCCGTGCTAAGATAGCATTATGGATAGTTATTTACTAGCGGCTCTCTCGTGATCTCTTGCCCACTTATCATCGGCATCGGGCCAACCGAAACCTTTGAACTTCGTAGAGACTGGAGAGATTATCCGCTGTGCTGTTTCACCACATTCAAGACAAGTAGAAAGATCCTCTGAAGAATCTACCCATTGCTCTTCAATGTGTGAACATACTGTGCACTTATAATCATATCTACGAATCATCTTCATCCTCCGTAAATACTTTATAAGCATTGCGTATACCATCTTCAAAAGTGGCTACACGCTGAAGCATCTTAATTTCTCCTTTAACGGTATTAAGATGCTCTTGATTTTTTATATCTTCTATTTTATATAACTCTAAAGAACCTTTGATCTCGTCGATGAACTGTTTCCATCCTTCATCAAGAAACAAGGTAAAGTAGTTCTCGTAGTATGTTTGTTCTTCTTTTGTCAAACCATTCTCCTAATAGGTGCTTTGACTACTACTATATAGATATAGTATAGCATATAAATTCTGAAAAGTCAAGCCTTTTCTTCAACTTTCTTATTGGACATTGTTCTGGCCTTCGGCTGTTGGTTGAGCCGGGCCTCCAACTTCTCTATTTTGTTGTTCAGGTAGTCGAACCTGCTGTTGACCTGATCCAAGATTCGTTGCATTTCCGTTTGTGTTAGCATTTGTCACTCCTCGTGATGCTTGGTTTTTAATTGCTTGCTCTTTGAGAACTAGCTCTGCTGTTTTAGCTCGTCTCTCAAACTCTTTCTCGTCGTCAGTTCCTTCAGAGAGGTTTGTTGACAACGCTCTGATACGATCAGTCATTGCTTCATATTCTGCTAATGAATTTTCTGTCGCATACTTTTCAGCCCTTGCTCTAGCTTCAGCGGCCTGACCCGCAAATGCTTCTATCTGAGCCTGTAGCTGTGCCATCTGCATTTGTGCTTGTTGCTGTGCAGCCTGTTGTTGCTGTGGATTAGGCTGCCCTGCTTGACGCAGTGTCCCAATCAATTGCTCACGGTTGGATACATTCATATGGTCAATGATGGCTTCAAGAAGAAGAGGGTACATCGGGGATTGCTTATCCATTGTCTGCAAGAGTTGTACAAGTTGTGTCACCTCATACTCTCGTGCAATGATCCCAAGTGACGTAGAAGGAATAAACTTGAAGTCCTGAACAGGATACAAGTCTGGATCAAACTGCATATAACGCCATGCAGACTTCTCAATCATTGGAATGAGGAAGTTCTCTTGGAAGTTAATCAATGTCCGCTTGTGACGCTTGATAATCGCTCCTAGAGACATCGACACACCTGCGGCAGTGGCTTCACCGTTGATAGAGCCGGGGATACCTGCGGCATCAATAGCACCAGTAGCCATCTGAACCATCTTCTGTAGTTCACCTGCTTGTGCAAACGTAATTTGATTAACCTGACCAAAGTTGAATGGCTGTAAAATTTCTGCAGGGTTTCCGTTAGTGAGAATAGTTTTGCCGGGACGTACTTCCATCTTAGCCCCTCTAGGAAGCCGTGAGGCGTCCACAGCGAGCATAGGATGCACAGTGAGTGCCAAGGCATCAATACGAGCACGTAGCTCTGTGTCGAGAGCTTTCTGACTGTTGTAGCCCTTCTCACATACACCACGGCCCCAGAAGCGTCCGGGAACAACATCCCAAGGGAATGCTACAACAGGACGATCTTGCATCATGTAGGGGTTTTCTTCAATCTTTAGAAGCTGACCGCCGTTGGCAATGACAGCAACCACCTCAACATAACCTTCAGTGTCTTCTACTTCGTCTTCTTCAACTAATTCAGCAATCACTTCATCTTCGTCTAGCTCTTCTTTCATAGCTGCATCAAAGATGTAACGAGGAATCAAACCATAGTATTTAGTTAGGCGTACCTTATCGTCATCATAGATTGTTAGATCTTGATCTGGCTCTAAATCAACGTCTGGATAGGTTGTTTCTAGTACAACGTCACGATAGATGCCGCTGCTTATTAATTGCTCCACTTGATGTTTAGGGACAAACTCATCAATAGCTACGCCTAAGGCCTCTTCTATCGTTGTCGCAACAGGATCAATTAAGAAGTTCTGAGGAAGAACAGGTTTTAGCTTAACCACAAAGCGTTCACGCATTTCAACGCCTACTGCCTCCATAGCTCCCTCCATAATAGGACGGGTAGCCGGGGCCATCTCCTTTTGCTCTTCAATGACTAATTCAGCAACGCCTGTACCGAACACAGCCGAATTAATAAGAGCTTCAGAAACAGCCTTTCTGATCTTTGTCCTTTTAAAGTCTTCCTCTAGTTGGGTGCGTAGGATGACAATATCATTCTTGTTTTGATCTGCAATGTCATCACGGATATCAAAGAAACGTCCACGTCCAAACGTCGCCTCTTCAACCTCAGCAACGCTAGACTCAACAGCCTGTTGCAGTGCAGGAGAAATAATCCGTGAACGCTCTGAATTACGCATAGAGTCTTCAGCGGACCAGATACCACGCCATAGGCGATAGTATTCTTCAAACTTCTCCGCATAGTTAGACTCATAATGGTCACGCCATTGGTCACACTTCTGCATAATCCATCCGGCTGCATCGGCCTCATAGAGCCCTTTGTAATCGTCTTGCATATTAGTATCCACTTATAGGGTCAAGGATTTCATAGTCATCTTCTTCAAAGTCATAGTAGTAACTAACTTTGGCAAGCTGATCTATATACGACAAGGCATCCACTAAATCATCGTGAACTAATGGATTTGGAAACTGAAACAACTGATCCATAAACTCAGTGTTCCATTCGCCTTCTGATAGTTTTATCTGTCCGTGCTCAAAACGCCCCTGTAAGGCCCATACAACACGATCAGTTTTCTTTTTATTCCCGTGTGTAAGCTCTTCTACTCTGAAGAACCTCTGTCCACTTTTCATTAAGTCTGTGAGATAAGGAATCACTGCATTACGCAATGCCCCTTTTTCAATTCCAACGGCAACAGGCTTGTAGGCATCTACAGCTTCAAATATTTTCCTAGCTGTCTTTTTAATATCCCAACGGCCATAAATAATATCTGCTACCCACCACCCGTCTGTATTTGCTTTAACAATGGCAATAGCTGTAGTATCTAACTTTCTACTTTTAGCGGAACGAGCGTTAGCAACATCTGCAAACCCTGCTAAGTCAACAGCAATATAATAATCACCGTCGTCAGGCTCTTCGTTGGAAAAAGATACCCAGTCTTCTTTAAAGATCTCAGAACCTAAGGCTTCAAAACTAGCCATAAATTCCTGCCTAAAGGCATAGCTAGACATACTCTGTTTAGCCGTATCAATCTCTTCTGGGTCTAAAAGAGGATTGTCATAGGATGTAAAGTGCCAAGCTTTGTACGTCGTGTCTTCACTCAACTCTGCATACTTGTACAACTCATAGAAATGATTACGTCCTTTTGGCGTTCCGATAAACAAGGCTGTTCCCTTTTGGTCAGCCAAAGCAGGACGTAACACTTCTTCCCACACAGAAGGCTTCATATCTGCATATTCATCAAGAACAAGAAACTTCAGACTAACACCACGCATTGTGTCAGGTCTGTCAGCCCCTTTTAACGAAATCGTAGCTCCATTAATGAGCTTGATTTGCATATTGTTGACATGGCTACTAGATACGATAGGGTGAGCTAGTTCCATTAACACGCCCCACATAATATCCCTTGCCTGTCCCTGTGTAGGAGCTACGTAAAAGACGTGTCCAGATTTACTCTGTAGAGCATTAATAATTAACATCCAAGCAGCTAGGCGACTCTTTCCACAACGTCTGCCTGCAGCCACCACCTTAAATCTTTCAGATGCATTCATTACATCTTGTTGCCAAGGTAGAAGCTCTACATTTAAATCAGACATTGTTAAGCGTTACGCATCCAGTTTTCCAACTCAACCGAACGCCCACCTACTTGACTGTACCAACGAGAATCTACCATTTGATTGGCAGCCTCTTTGTAATCTTTTTCATCAACTGCTTTAAGCATTCTTTTAAACTTTGAAAGACGGGTTCGCCCAAGATTAAATGCCATATTAGCAAGTACACGGATACACTGGTCAGGATGGCTATACAAATCACTAACAAGGCGTTCAACATCTTCTACAGCATCCTTCAAATCAGCTTTAAAAGCATTGTCAATTCTTTCTTTCTCTACGAAAGTTCCAACGGGCCAAGCGTGTTCAGGATCATTCTCCTTTACTGCGTGACCTATACCGAATGTCGGTATTCCTTCGGAGCAGAGATAAATCGTATCCCTATAGCCTTCATGCTTGATTAAGTCTTCTTTAATAATCTCTAACAGCTCAGGCTTCATCCTTCCTCACTTCGGTGTATTCAGCTTCCATAACGTCTTCGTTGGGTTCACCAACAACCTGTGTTTCTCCACCAATACCTGTAATTGTTATAGAGACACTATTACGTCCTCCTGTTGTTTTATCTTTTTCAAAATAAGAAACAGGAAGGACACGATCCATACACATCTTCAGGGCTGCCATTTGCCCTTGGTGATCGTCATCTAGGGCTATGTCAATAATCTTATTGATTACTTTATCGCCTGATGTAGCCAACAACCGTGCTTTAAATTCATTAATACGGGCTGCATCGCCTGCAGGTCTACCTACTTTACCCCTATTCCCGGCCTTTTTAGCTTCTATAGCGGATTTACGAGGTCTTCCACGTTTCTTTACAGGTGGTGACTTCTCAGATTCAGTAGGAACTACCACTGTCTTCAGTGGATTTTCTTTAGTGCTTGACATGGAACTGCATAGTTTACCCAGATGCGTAATAGTCTATCATACTTTAGTCTAATTGTCAAGCCTTTTTTACTAAAATCCAACGAGGGCTGCTAATTATTAAGTTTTTCTTAAAAATCAACCAATAAAACCTCTATAAACACTGTAAATCTATACAGTAATTATACCGATTATTAGTGATTTTTACTCTTTTGCAAGTCTGTGAAGGTGCTACAATTATTCCTACGCTACAGACCCCCTCCCCCGGCCCTATATGGACCCCACCTAAGTATTATGGCACAT